GGCACCGACGAGAATGTGGACTGCTCCTACACCCCGCAGAACATCACCGTCTCCAACAACATCATATCCGAGGCGCTGATGGTCACTTCTCTGGCCGCCGGTGGGCGCATGGAATACGGCTACGGGATGATCATCAGCGAGACGTGCCAACGCTTCTCGCTGTATCACAACCTGTTCGCCAGCAACAACGACCGGCACCCCCTCCTTAAGGGCGGCACCGACACCGAGATCATCAACAACGTCATGTACAACTTCCGGAACTACGGCACGCATTCAACGAACGACACCGGCCAGCCGGTAGCCGCGAAGAGCAACATCATCAATAACTACTACAAGCGCGGGCCGAGCGACGACGGCAACCCGCCGATCGTCAACGACGCCGGGACGTTCTACGCCGTCGGCAACTTCAACGCCTCCAACATCGGATCCTCCCCGGTGGCGCAGCAGTCGGGGATCACCCCGCAGACGGCCGCCAACGCGTTCACGTCCGTCCTGGCGAGCGCCGGCGCCAGGGCCCCGGCGCTGGACTCCGTCGACACCCGGATCCTCAGCGAGGCCAACTCGGGTACCGCAAGCCTCGGCACCGCCGGGAGCGTCATCGGGTCGCAGACCGAGGTCGGCGGGCTACCCAGCTACGCCGCAGGCACCGCACCCACCGACACCGACCACGACGGCATGCCCGACACCTGGGAGACCGGCCACGGGTCCGACCCGAACAACGCCGCGGACCGCAACAACATCGGCGCGTCCGGCTACACCCTCCTAGAGGAGTACATCAACTCTCTGCTGCCGTCGTCGTAGGGGGATGCGCTCATGGCCGTTGCCTTCGATGCGGTAGGTCCCTCCTCGGCGGGGCAGAGCGGAACACTGACCGCGTCGATCACGTGGTCGCACACGTGCGCGGGAGCGAACCGGTACGCCGTTGTCTGCGCCTCGTTCGGCACGTCCGGTTCCGATGCGGGGATCACGCTGTCCGCGACGTTCGGCGGCACGTCGATGGCGTCGCTGGGTGTCGTCCACTCCAACAACGGCACGTCCGGCTTCGTCCAACTGTTCGGGTTGGTGAACCCGGCGACCGGCGCGAACACGGTCGTCGTGACGGCATCGTCGGGGACCAACGACATCGTGGGCGGGTCGATCTCATTCACCGGGGTCCATCAGACCACCCCGGTCGGGACTGCGGTCACCAACTTCGGGGCGGCAACCCCGGCCACCGTCGCGGTCACCGGAACGACCGCAGGGAACATGGTCGTCGACGCGGTCTGTAACGGCAACAACATCACCAGCTCGAACCAGACCCAGCGGTGGCTGAAGAACGCGTTCACCACCACCGCCGCGGGGTGCGCGGCCGGGTCCACCGCCGCGGCCGGTGGCACGGTCACCATGTCGTACGCGGTCACCGCTGACTGGTACGGCATCGTCGGCGTCGAGGTGAAGGCCGCCAGCGCTGGCCTGCCGCCGGGCTACCCGCAGGTGGTCAACCGGGCCGCCTTGATCCGCGCCAACTACTGGTGACCCCCAGCTAGATCCTTTCCCGCAAGGCGCAGCAGATCTCTGCTGCGCCTTTTCCATGCCCGCTCGATAAGGACGGAACGATGACCAATATCGGTGACGGGCGACCGCTGCGCGTCTGTGATCTCTGCGGAGCCGTCGACGACCACCCCCGGCACGTGATCGCGGGACAGGTCGACGTCGGGCTTTTCCGCCCATCCGCTGGCGCGGTTGACCGGGTCCTCGCCGAGGCGCCCGAGGACCAGCGCGGCGCGCTGGTGCGGGACCTGCTGGACACCTCGTCCTCAGACCGGCACCTCGACTGCTGCCGGGAGGCGGGCTGCCCGGACGGGTCCTGCGGCCGGGTCACCGCGGGCGCCGAAGGACTGACCGGCGCCGACCTGCTCGCCCATCTCGTCGAGTTCGCACAGAAGGCAGAGGTCTGAGCAATGGCCGTTGGATTGCACGGAGTCAACCTGGCGAACAAGTGGCTCGACATGTTGGGGGCCACTGCGTTCACCGCGCCGACCAACACGTACGCGAAGCTGCATACCGCCGACCCCGGGTCGGCGGCCACCACCGCCGCATCGTCGGTCACCACCCGGGTCATCCTGTCGTGGGCGGCAGCCTCGGCCGGGTCGAAGGCGATCCAGGCCACGTTCCCGTCGTGGGCGTCGTGGGCTGGCACCTCCCCGGAAACGCTGACGCACATCTCGGTGTGGGACAACCTGACCGTCGGCAGCGTGTTGTTCACCGCGGCACTGACGGCATCCAAGACGGTCACGACCGGCGACACGTTCACCTTGTCGAGCCTTACGTTTGCATTTACACCCTTGATGGCCTAACTGTAGGTCTGTCACTCATCCCGGCCTCCGGGCATTCAACTGTTAGGAGGCCGTAGTGGCGCTGTACTGGTGCGCGAGCGCCCCGATGCCGACCACCGCCGCGATTGCATCATTGGCGACTGGCACCGCGATCAGGACGATGTTGCAGATCTCAACCCCGGCGACGCGGCAGATCGAGGTCGTGAAGTGGGGGGTGGAGTTCCCGACCCCGCCGACCGCGCCGGTGCTGTGCGAGCTGATCGAGACCGGCGCGATCGGGGCCACCGCCCTGACCGCGCACGCCGCGGCCGGGGTGCAGCCCTACGACAACCCGGACGGGCCGGCCTCGCTGGTGACGCTGGGGACGGGCAACACCGGCTACTGGGTGTCCGGCGCCGCAGAGGGCACGATCGTCGCCACCCGGTACGCGGACATCGAGGCCATCCCGATCGGGGTCGGCTCGTACACGTGGGAGTGGGCGCTGGGCCGCGGGTTCGTCGTCGGCGAGTCGAGGTTCCTGCGGGTTCGGATGACCACGGCGACCACCGTGAACGCTATCGCGTGGGTGCTGTGGAGTGAGTAGCTGATCGCCAAGTAGGGAGCCACTGTGCCGCGTCTCGGTAGGGGGCTCCCGGCAGGGCCGCATACGCAGTCGCTGGCGACCCGGGCGCCAGCACCGATCACCTGGACCGGGGACGCCGCGGTCGATACAACCGCGACGATCACCGCCGATGGGTTCGTTACCACCTCCACCGGCGCCGCAGCCGCTGCGACGGCCACGGTCACCGCCGCCGGGTTCGTCACCACTGCTACCGGGGCGACGGTCACCGCGACGGTGACCCCCACTGCGGCCGGGACCACCGTGCTCGGCGGCGCCGCAGCCGTCACTGTCACGGCCACGATCACTGCGGTCGGGGTCGGGTCGTGGGGGCCACCGCCGAACATCATTGCTACCCCGATCTCCGGGACTCAGGTGGATCTGTCGTGGGATGCGGTGCCGACCGCGACCGGCTACCGCATCTGGCGGGACGGCGCGGTTATCGCTGCCAACCAGGCCGGGACGTCGTACTCCGACCTGACGGTGGTGGGTTCCACCGCCTACTCCTACGAGCTGGCGTCGATCCGGTAGGGGGAGCCGATGGCTTTCCCGACCATCCCGACCGGCGGCCGGGTCGCCGTCCTCAACCAGCTCAACACCACCGCGACCCGCACCTTCCCGAACCTGTCGGGGCTGACGAACAACGCCGGCGACCTAATGATCGCCATCGTCGTCGCCTACCAGACCACTGCCACCGCCAACGCCGCGTTCTCCGGGTGGACTGCCGGCTGGACCGAGTTCCACGACTCGTCCTCAGCGACGACGATGGCGATGGGCGCCGCCTACAAATGGTCAACCGGATCCGAGACCGGCGCGATCACCGTCACCGAGGCGGCCACGATTACCGGCAACGCGTCGATGATCCTGCTGTCAATCCCCGGCGCGCATGCCACCACCCCACCGGAGGCGGGTAGCCGCGCAGACGGCACGGCGGCGGCAGCGGACCCGGCAGCGTTCAACCCGGCCGGGTGGGACGTCGCCGACACGCTCTGGATCTCGGTGGTCGGCTCCGGTGAGGTCTCCGCCTCCGGTACGTGGACCGCGTTGGGGACGACACCCCCGACGAACTTCACGAACTGGGTCGACACGGCCGCCGCCGACAACAGCGCGGTCGGTGAGTGCGAAGCCGCGGTGTCGTTCCGGCAGAACACCGTCGCATCTGAGGACGTGGGCGGCGCCTCCGGGGTGGACGTCTCGAACGCCCGCAACGCCGCGTTCGTCATCGCAGTCCCACCCGCCCCGGCCACCCTCACCGGGGACGCAGCGGTCACCGCAACGGCCACGATCACCACGGCTGGGGATGTCGCCGCCGGCTTCACCACCTGGACCGGGGA